TAATACAGACAATACCTTTAAAATTGTAATCCCAGAAACTCTTGTTGACAACTGGACGACACAGCCTTCACCGGGTTCTCCTTCCTATGGTTGGATTGGTCTTGAAGTGAAAGACTCCGGCGTAGGGACAGCACAACAGATTTGGAAACCATTTAGGGGTCTTGTAGAAGTACTTTATAGTCCTTCAGAGGAGAGCTAGTTATGTCTGATTACAAAATTACTGTTGGTAATATAAATGATATTTCCGTTGATGTCTCAAAAATTTCTTATGAGGTTTCCCTTGCAAGAGTTGGTTCACAGGGTTCTAAAGGCGACACTATTGAAAGTGCGTATATTTCTGAAGATGATCTTATCTTTGTAATGAGTAACTCTAATGGTGATACCTACGAGATCACTGTTAGCGGGTTTATCACTGATCTTTCTGATGCACATGATCATGACAATAGATATTATACTGAAACAGAGATTGACCATAAATTTGCAACAAGATCTACAAGTGATCTTACAGATATCGATAACACTTTAAGATCTGATGGAGCTGTGCTTATTTACAACGGTGAGTCTTCTAAATATATGTCTACAACAACAATAAACAACCCTAATACAACTATTACTGGAGGCTCATACTAATGGCTACTAAAATTATTTTAAAGAAATCCTCTACAACAGGTTCTGCGCCTCTTATTGGTGACATCGATCAAGGTGAATTAGCAGTAAACCTTGCTGATAGAAAAATTTATACTAAAAACAATTCAGGTGCAATCGTTACTGTTAATGGAGCCTATGTAGATTCTGTTGCACCTCCTTCACCAGCAGAGGGCGATTTATGGTATGATACTGTAAATAATCTTCTAAAGTCTTATAATGGCTCTGCTTTTGTTTCTGCAGGGTACAGCACATTAGAGTCTCTAGAAGATGTAACTATTACAGGTATTACTTCTGGTGAAATCCTTAAATGGGATGGGTCTGCTTTTGTAAATAACACTTTAGCGGAAGCAGGTATTTCTGCTACAGGTCATACACATACTGCCTCTGATATTACTGACTTTAGCACAGCAGTTGATTCAGAACTTTCCGGCGGTGTTGGTGTTTCATACAATGATGGTGTTATCAGCATTGGTCAGGCGGTTGCTACATCTGATGATGTGACCTTTAATGACATGGAGTTGACAGGTACTTTATATGGTCCTTCTTCCTTTACTATCGACCCAAGCACCCATGGTGATGACACTGGTACCGTTGTTATTGCTGGTAACTTAACTGTTAACGGAACGACCACTTCTGTCAACTCTAATGAAGTAAATATCGGTGATTCTGTCATTCTGTTAAACTCAGATGAAACGGGGGTACCTTCACAAAATGGCGGGATTGAAATTGAACGCGGTACTTCTGCTAATGTCTCTTTTGTATGGAATGAAGCAAGTGATGCTTGGGATATGAATAACGAAACACTTCAGAACGTTGTTCTTGACGGTGGTACTTATTAATTAAATTATAAGTTGCTATTCTATAATAGTAAACAGGAGTGTCCTATGACAACAAAGATTATTTTAAAAAAGTCAAGTGTTAGTGGTAACATCCCAGACACATCACAACTAGATGTTGGTGAAGTTGCCATTAACCTTGCAGATAAAAAGCTTTACTCAAAAACTGGTAGCAATGAAATCATTGAGATTGGCGGGGCCGACTCAATTACTAATTTAGATAATATTGATTATATTGATTTTGATACTACCTATGAGCCAGCTAATCCAACAACAAGTTCTCTTTATTGGAATTCTGATGAAGAAACTTTATATCTTACTGTAAACGATAACGTGACATTACAAGTTGGACAAGAGCTTTTATGGAATGTCAAAAATCAGACAGGCTCTACTATTACTAATGGCACACCAGTAATGGCAGTTGGGACTGTTGGCTCTTCAGGGCGTATTCTAATCTCTCCGATGGATGGTACAGATCCTGATAATGCTAAATATTTCCTCGGTATAGCTACGGAAACAATTCTTAATGGGGAAGATGGTAAAGTCACCCACTTTGGGAAAGTTAGAGACATTGATACTTCTTCTTATTCAGAAGGAGCTGTTTTATATGTTTCAACAACAACTTTAGGCGCAGTACAAACTACAGAACCTACATCTGGATTAAATTTACCAATTGCTTTTGTAGTTACATCAAGTGAAACTTCTGGTACTATTGCCGTTCGTGTAAAAAATATCGACGTCAATTCTTTTGCTACTTCTGCACAAGGTACTCTTGCAGACTCTGCCTTACAAGCAGAAGATATTGGAGTTACTGTACAAGGTTATAATGTAAATACTGTAATTGATTCAAATTATGTTCATACAGATAATAATTACACCACTGTTGAAAAAAATAAACTTGCAGGAATCGAGGCTAATGCGGATGTAACTGATTCTACAAATGTTCAAGCGGCAGGGGCCTTAATGGATAGTGAGCTGGATAATCTCACAGCAGTCAAGGCTCTTGATCAAGGTGTATCAACAACGGATAGCCCAACTTTTACTGGTTTGACCGTCGGTACGGATACATTTACGGTTTCAGGATCTATAACTGAGCAGGTATATAACTGGTCTAGCACTACAGGATCTGTTACAACTGAGTTAGAGCCGGATAACGGAACTATTCAAACACTCACGCTTACAGGTAATATAACCGCACTGACAGATAATTTTTCGTCTGGACAAGCACTGACTTTACACATTACTGATGGAGGCTATACTATCACTTGGCCAACGATGACTTGGGTAAACAACGGAGGTAGTGCTCCTGATTTAAGCACCCCTACTTTTACGGTAGTATCTATTTGGAAAGTTGGCAGCACGCTCTACGGAGCACTTGTGGGGGACGGTTCGTAATGTTGTTTCATAAAACGATTGGGGCTGGTGGGACTGGTGGCAGCACTGCAGCCCCTATATATACCGGAGGATATCTGCAATCTGCAGAATCAACGGCAGACAGGAGTAGTTATACCTTTAGTTCTATAAATATAGGCACTGCAGCCTCCGATAGGATGGTATTGGTGGCTGTGCATTATTTTACCAATTCTTACACTGTCCCTACGGTTACTGTAGGAGGCTCAACAACGACTCGAATATCTACAACATTCGGCCCCTACGAGTGTCAGGTATCTACACATAATATAAATATAACCACAGGGACTGTTGCTAATATAGTTGTGTCTTTTTCTACTGCACCGCTTAGATGCGCTATATCGGTATACTCTTTTTACGGCCTCAGCTCACAAACACCAACTGATACAAGCGTAGATGGTGGCGGGTTAGATATAGCTTCTACTAGTTTATCTACTGAATCCGGTGGTCTAGTTTTTCACGCTGGGTCAAATTTTGGGGGTGCTGCTGGTATATGGGGTAGCCTAGATCCTTCTATAGAAGATGAAAATGAAAATCAGTATTATAGCTCAGGTTTTACTGTAGGCACAGGCTCGACTATGGTAGAATCTCTTGATTCTCCAGGCAATAATAGAGTATCACTGGTTTCAGCAACATGGTCATAAAGTACAAACTACTAGGATAATAAAATGTATATAAAAATTACAAACGGCACACCCGAGAAATACACAATCGGGAAACTACGCCGTGATAACCCAAACACGTCATTCCCGCGAATCATCTCCGATGATACTTTGAGCAGTTATGGAGTGTATTCTTATGCTATTCAAGACCAGCCCAGCTATGATAAACGCACACAGCGGCTTGAATCAGGAAGCTTCGATAATTCAAGCGGTTCTTGGGTTCAAACTTGGAACATTGTCGATAAGACTACAGAAGAAGTTGAGGAGTATGATTCAAATATGGTTCAGCAAGTAAAAGCTGAAGCACAAAGAAGAATTATCAACATAATACCAGAATGGAAGCAACGCAACCTTACTGCTCGTGCTGCCGAACTTGCAATCAAAGGAGTTGTAAACTGGACAGCTGAGGAAACTTTAGAGTATGAAAAGGGTCAAGCTATCTGGAACTCTATTAAAAGAATCAGAGAAAAATCTGATGAATTAGAATCTATGTCAATAATTCCAATTGACTTTTATGATGATAAATATTGGGTTAATGTATAATGTCAAAAAGAAGACCAAAAAAGCTTAATGAGAACACCACGCAATCCTTTGGTTTTAATGTGATACCAAAGAATCAAAAACAAGACACACTCATTAACGCTATCAAACAAAAGTCTATTGTTGTAACTATTGGGTGTGCAGGAACTGGTAAGACCTATTGTTCCGCTGGCACTGCAGCCCAATTGTTTTTAAAGGGTAAACACAATAAAATTGTTCTTACAAGAGCGAACGTACCGACTGGAAAATCTCTTGGGCACTTCCCCGGTGATATTAAAGAAAAAATGACACCTTGGTTGATGCCTATGCTCGAAGTTCTGAGGAAGGCACTTGGACAAAATAAATACGAGTACATGCTAAACAAGGGTCAGATCGAGATTCAGCCGATTGAGACAATCCGTGGTAGATCCTATGAGAACTCTATTGTCCTTGTAGACGAAGCACAAAATTTATCTATGGATGAACTCAAAGCTATCTCAACAAGAATTGGTGAAAATACTAAGCTTGTTCTTATGGGAGATCCCGCCCAATCAGATGTAAACAAGGGGAGAGATCTTGTCTTGTTCTGTGAAAAGGTAAATAAGGCCAATATCGATATTCCAATCATTACGTTTGGTGTTAATGATATTGTCAGATCAGATATTGTTGCTGATCTTGTTAAACTATTTATCGAAGAAAAATTGTAATTGCTAATAGTGAAAGGAAACGAAGATGGCAATTAAAGTAAGTAATACTACTGTTATTAACGACAGTAGAGAAATTGTAAATGTGTCTAATATTTACCAAGGTACAAGCGATGGTAATGACACTTCATTAGTTACTATCAATGGCGGCGGTGGTGGCCCAAACTGGTCTAGAGGTGCAGGTGTTCATGTTTATGGTAATGAACATGCTTCTGAGCCGGGTCTGGCATGGCTATACGGGGGAAGTGTAACAGGGTCTGAAGTAAGAATTTCTGCTGGTGGCTCAACTCGCTTATCTATTAATGGCGACACGGGTGCATGGAATATCAATAGCGTTTCTAATCCAGGAACATCAGGACAAGTATTGACAAGTCAAGGTAGTGGCGCTCCCCCCGGTTGGGCTGACGCAGGCATGGGTGCACCTGCTTACTCTACAGATGTTACTTCTTCATACTACACAACAAAATTAACGCTATCACACGGTCTTGGTAGAGATCCTTACCACGTTAATGTTTATCTTGAGTGTGTATCAGCAGCACAAGGTTACTCTGTTGGGGACCGTATTCCTTTATCTTACGATAATTGGCAGCAGTCTTACGGTGTTAAGTATGATTTCAACTCTTCAACAATATCAGTTTATCTTTTTCAATCAGCAATTCCTATTAAGGGTAGTTCTTCTTATTATTCTTATTTTTATCTTTCTAGTAACTTAGCTAGTTTTAAACTTGTAGTGGAGGCTTGGTAATGCAAAATACTTATTGGTGTTACGTTAACGGTGTTTACAAGAATGCTGTTTTTATTGGAACTAAAGAAGAGTGGTTAGAGTACGCAGATGAGAATGGTTTTGACGGACAGCTCGGCTTTAATGAGCCAAGTCAACTTACAGAATTAGAACTTTGGAGAGAAAATATTTCTTTAAGCAAGGGCCAGTTCTGTATTAATGCTTATAATGCAGGCTTCCTCAGTGAAGAAGATGCAGTGACAGCTGCGAAAGGGGATTGGCCTGAGAGCTTTACTACAGCATTATCTGGCTTAACCCCATCTCAGATTGTTGAAGCAAAGATTGAGTGGGCGCTGGTCACAACTGTCCGTAGAAACGCCCCTTTACTCGAAATGGTAAGAGCTTCACAAAATATCTCTGAAGAGGTTTTAGACGCACTGTTTGGATTAACTGAGTAATTACACACATGAATTACAGTGAGAGTGAAATAGAAATAGCAATAGAAAAAGCGGTTAAAGAGATCAATAAAAGGGCAGAACAATCAGAGAGTTATATCCATGGTTACAATGATTGTTTTGCTCTTGCCGCTCAATATGAAATCAAATTAAGGAAAGATAGATCTATTGCCGTTAATTCAGAAGTATCCTATAGTTTACCTGAAGATTTTTTAAAAGCTATAAACTGTAATACATTTGATGAAGTAGCAGAAAAGTTTAAGTTCTCTCCTGTATATGACAGAGTCCCAAGAAAAGGGGATGTAATCGTAGAAGTTCGTCAGGGGTTTATTTCAACATTAATTTGTGATGGAAACTATTGGATAACTACAACAGAAACTAATACAGGTGTTGTTCGTAGGAGACGGGTTTTACCCAAAGAAATTAGAGCTGTATTCCACGGCAGACCTGACTACATATAGGAGAGTAACTATGTCAGTATACTATTATAATGGCAATCAGATCTTAG